CTGTTGCCACCATGCGGCGGCGCTGGTTCCTGCGTCACGTCCAAGTGATTGTGCGCGGTTTACGAGATCGGTCCAGTCTGTGTCTGTGATCATGGTATCGGGTTGCTTTCGGGTTGCCGTGGATCCGCCACGGCGGCGGTATTTCTACTTGGTAGGCTCACCAGCTTGGCGGCGCATGCCTTCAACGGCGCGCGCCTCTGCGGTTGTCAGACGCATGGTCACGGTGCGTCGCTTGTCGCATTCCATCTCGTTTATGACTCGTCGCCAGACGCTAATGATGTCGCGAAGCTGTCCGCCGTGACAAGTGTTCATCTCGATGTCGAAACGGTCCATCGCGGGAAGATCGGCGCATGCCGTATCGCACTTTGCGTAGAGTTCATCTATCGAAAACTGGCGCGCCTGCTCTTCCCAGGTTTGCCAATTGTTGGTTTGTTGGTCTGTCATGGTCTCGGGTTCCTCAGTTGGTCTCGATTACGGATGGGCAGGCGCACTCGTCGCACGTCCACTGGCCGTCAATCTTGTGCAAGGTTTCGGAGTTGGTCGCGGTCCAGTGGATGCCGCAAATGTCGCAGGTGTTGCCGTTGTTCTTCATAGTGTCAGATGTTGCATTGCGAGCCGATCACAAGGTGGCCCACCGAGCGCAGGCCGTAGGGGTCTTCGGCCTCGAATACGCCCACCTCGAAACCTGGAGCCAGAACTTCGGCGCTTTCCGCCCACAGCTCGATTGCGCGCCGCACGTCGGCTCGACCGTAGTCGCCGCGGGGCAGCTTTCCGTAGACGTTCTCGGTGACAACGCCAATCCTGGCTCGCACCTTCGCGGGATCGTTACCGTTCAATTGTTTAACCATTGCCACTAGCACGTTGGCGGGAAGGTTCGTTCGGATGGGTTCCATGTTGTTTTACTGATGTTGGGTTGCTCGGCAGGATTGCCGATGTGACTGTTGTAGCATCCTATCGGCAGAGATCCACAATCAATTCTCTGTCTGATGCGAATGCATTCGCGAACGTCTACGCGTAAGAGCCGATCGCGCCGACGGTTGGGGCTCGCGAGAATTATTTGATGCGGTTACCATTTCCGCATGAAATCAGAGAACGCGAAGCGAGGAAGGCCGGTAGATCCCTTGCCCGTCGCGGCTTGTGACCGTCTGGCAGAATGGCTAGCTAGTGGGCGAACCGTTGCGAGTTTCTGTCGAGCGTCGGGGCTGTCTGTGCGGGTGGTTAATCGGTGGTTGGATAAGAGCGAGGAATTGAGGGATGCGAGGATTGTGGGCCATGACACACTGGCCAGTGAATGCCTGGACATTGCCGATAGCGCGACGAACGAAACCGTCGCATGTGACAAGCTGCGGATCGACACTCGACGATGGTTGCTGTCGCGGTGGAGTCCCGAGCGTTACGGTGAAGCTAAAGGGAGCGGCGAGTCCGGCGCTACCGTAGTAGTGGTGACAGGTGTGCCGAGAGAATCGACCCCCACCCCGGGGCGGTCACCGCTGGCTCACGCGCGCGACGGGGAAGAGGAACACAACACCTCCAACACACAAACCCCCTCCAAACCTCGCGTTACCGTAGAAATCGACCCCCCGTCTCCCGACGACCCCCTCACAGACAACGGTTAATACCGCCCACCCCATTTTTTTTGGGTGGGCTAATTTAGGGTGTTAGATTTTCGACCTCCTTTCAGGAGGTGATTTAGATGTCTAAGAGCGTAAATCTATCTTTGGACTACGAGCCGCGAGATTGGCAGCGGATGTGCCACATCAACAAGGCTCGGTTCACGGTCTTGGCCTTGCACAGGCGGGCTGGGAAGACGGAGCTTGCGCTCATGGAACTGCTGGACTGCGCCATGTCCTGCAAGCAGGATCTAGGGGCGTTCTTTTACGTCGCGCCGCAACTCAAGCAGGCCAAGGCTATTGCCTGGAACAGGCTCAAGCAGCGCGTAGAGGGGCTTGTGGCGCAGGGTGCTGCGGTCATCCAGGAAGGAGAGCTTGCGGTCAAGTTCAAGCACAACAAGGCCATCATCAAGATCTACGGCGCAGACAATCCAGACGCCATGCGGGGCGTCAGGCTCGACGGGGTGGTCTTGGACGAGGTGGCCCAGATGAAGCCAGAGGTCTGGCACGAGATCATCCAGCCTGCGCTCGCAGACCGGCTTGGTTGGGCGCTGTTCATTGGCACCCCGCAGGGCATCAACCTGTTCTCAGAACTGTTCTACAGGGCGTCTGCGTCCATGAAAACGCCCGGATCGTCCTGGTATGCGGCTAGGTTTACCTGCCAAGACACAGATGCTCTGCCCTCTACAGAGATCGACCGGATGAGGCAGGAGATGAGCGAAACCGCGTTTTCGCGTGAGATGCTCTGTGACTTCTCAGCCGCTGGCGACGACCAGTTGATCAGCCTGGACGTGGCTGAGGTGGCCTCAAAGCGGATCTATCAGGCGCACGACCTCATCGCTGCTCCCCGAGTCATGGGCGTAGACCCAGCCCGGTTCGGTGACGACCGTAGCGTCATTATGAAGCGGCAAGGCCCACAGGCTTTCCCCGCTTTGGTCTACCGAGGCGTAGACAACATGCAGTTAGCAGACCTCGTTGCGCAAGCTATCGGGGACTGGCACCCAGATGCGACGTTTATCGACAGCGGGGCGGGCGCTGGGGTCATCGACCGTCTCAAGCAACTGGGTTATCACATCATCGAAGTGCCCTTCGGGGGTCGCGCCAACCGTCACACCTTGCATGTCAACCGTCGAACCGAGATGTGGTTCGAGATGCGTGACTGGCTACAGGGCGGTGGTGCGATCCCTGACTCATTGTCGCTAAAACAAGAACTCGCGACGCCAACCTACAGCTTCGACACCTCTGGTAGACGTGTGCTAGAGTCGAAGGACCAGATCAAGAAGAGGCTTCAGAATGCGGGGAGCCCCGACCTTGCGGATGCGCTGGCGCTGACGTTTGCTAGCCCAATCCAGAAGTCAATCGACCGCTACGAGATGGCCCGTGCAGGCAGCAAAAGAGACCGAAACGCTTGGGACCGTGACCCCTACGACAGCATCTGAACTTGAGATTGTCCCCGTCACTCTAGAGGTGCTGATTGGTGATGGATATCACCTGTTCCAAAGCCACTCACAAGAGGTTGACAACAAAGATGTTGCGCTAGATTTAGACAGATATCGACAACTTGAAGGCAAACAAGTTTTGATGTGCCTTGGTGCCTACATCGGCACTTACATGATTGGCTATAGCACTACGATTATCTATCGGCATGGACATCACGATACTTTAATTGCTAGCAACGACAGCATTTATGTCGATCCCGACTTCCGAACGGGTGCTGGCTTGTCTTTGATACGCCAGACAGAAAAACACGCCCAAGAGTGCGGCGTAGACTGTATGGTGTGGGCGGCTAAGCCTGGATCATCTTTGGACTTGATCCTTGCGGCCCGTCGCAACTGCAAACTCTCACAGCACCACTACAAAGTCTCATTTGATGGGCAGTCCTAACGCCAGCATTCTAGGAGCTAACTCGGCCCCAATGGGCTCGATTGGTCGTGGCGGCACGTCTAATCAAACCACAGGCTCTTTGCAGGTAAGCCGCTCTCAACAGCAAGTAAGTATGGGCCTGCAAAATCGTCGCAGGCGACCCAATCGTTTGTCGCAACTTGCATTAGATAGACCGTTTCAAATGCCTGAAACGCTGTTAGATCAAGCTAGAACTATTCCTTTGCAAACATACGAAATGAGGATGCAGAATGGCTGACGCACTTGTATACGCCGCAATCGCTAGCACATTAATCACTGGAGGCGCAACGATTTCTCAAGGAGATCGCCAAAGAAAATCGCAAAGACGCGCTTTACGACGACAAGAGCAAGCACAGACTCAAGCACGAAGTGCAACCGCTAGTAATCGTTTAGCTCAAGCAGCCGAGGCTAAAAAAATGCAAAAGCGTCAGCCCAATACTTCTGCAATTATGGCTCGGGCTCGTCAACGTCGCATGGGTGGAGAGACATTCCTCAGTAACCAACAGGGCATGGGCATGTTGGACAGAACCCGTTACTTGGGTTGAGGCAGATTATGTATCCCAGTTCTCAGGTTTCGATTGGCAACGGCGAGCATAGATCGCTGATTCAACATCTTCGCGCTCGCAAGCAGGCTTTGTGGACAGAACTCTCTTCTTGGGAACCACACTACCAAGAGTTGAGCAAGTTCTACCTGCCTCGCACTGGACGATTCCTGACTACGGATCGCAACCGTGGCACAAAACGCCACAACAACATCATGGACAGCACCGCTACCAGAGCCTTGCAGGTTCTGGAAGCAGGACTGATGGCAGGTGCAACTAGCCCTGCACGTCCATGGATGCGCTTGTCAGCACCCGACCCTGACCTAAACAATTTTCAGCCTGTCAAAGAATGGCTGCATGAAACGACACACCGCATGTTGCGAGTCTTTGCTCGCAGCAACACCTACAGGGCACTGCCTCGCATCTACAGCGAGTGCGCTCTCTACGGAACGGCGGCTTCGATTGTAGTTTTTGACTTCGACAACGTCATTCACCACCACGTTCTGACGGCAGGCCAATACGCCATCAGCACGGACAACCGTGAACGTGTCGATTGTCTTTACCGAGAGTTCGACATGACTGTCGGGCAAATGGTCAAAGAGTTTGGCCTCAACAACCTGTCCGTCAGCGTTCAGAATCAATTTAGAAATGGCAACCTAGACCACTACCGCACGGTCTGTCACGCCATTGAGCCCCGTGCTGATCGCAAGATCAATGGCAAGGGCAACAAGGACATGCCATTCCGCTCCGTTTACTGGGAGCAAGGTCGGAGTGGATACGGAGGTGGTAGTTCAAACCAATACTCCGTGCTCAGAGAGTCCGGCTTTAGCCGGTTCCCGGTCATTGCTCCCCGCTGGTCGGTGTCGGGTCAGGACATCTACGGCAACAGCCCAGGCATGGCGGCCCTGGGTGACGTGAAGCAACTGCAACACGAACAACGTCGGAAGGGTCAGATTCTCGACCACCTGACGCAGCCGCCCACTCAAGGACCACCGTTAATGAAAGGCAGTGAAGTTGACACTCTGCCCGGTGGTCACACGGAAGTAGACGGAAACAGTCAAGGTATCCGCCCCTTGTGGCAGATTAACCCTGACTTGCAGGGTCTACTTTTTGACATCCAAGATGTTAGGCAGCGCATCAACAGTGCCTTCTTTGCAGACTTGTTCTTGATGCTGTCTAGCACCAACAAGAGCATGACGGCTACAGAAGTCGCAGAGCGTCACGAAGAGAAGTTATTGATGCTCGGCCCTGCTCTAGAACGACTGCACCACGAAGGGCTAGAGCCGCTGATTGACATCACGTTTGACCACATGCTTGAGGCTGGATTGGTTCCGCCGATCCCAGAAGAACTTAGTGGCATGCGTCTTCAGGTCGAGTTTGTCAGCACGCTGGCACAAGCTCAGAAGGCAATCGGGGCCAGCACGGACGACAGGTTTGTTGGCATGATCCAAGGCTTGGCGCAGTCTCACCCAGAGGCGCTGGACAAGCTCAACCCTGACGCATTCTTGGATGAATACGCTGACAAGCTGGGCATCAACCCCGGTCATGTCCGCTCGAATGAAGAGGTCAAGGAACTGCGCCAGTCACGCGAGGCAGCAATGGCTGCACAGCAGCAACTAGACGCGCAATCGCAGCAATCGAACATTGCCAAGAACATCGCAAAGGCAGCATCTGATGCTCCTGCGGATGTCATGGATCAGTTCGCAGGGTTTGGAGAGGTCTGATCTGTGGCTCCTGACCGCTCAAAAGCAGGCGGAAACAGGAACCGCTCTGATGTTCTGCTAGATCCACGGGCTAATCGCCGAGTGCATCTATTGCACCACGGCATCAGTAGCACACAGAACGTCGTAGATCAGATCGGCAAGACTCCTGGTCTGATTCCTGATGGCACTATCGTCACTGCCAAACTTGCTGACGAGGCAGTCACAGCAGACAAGATTGCAAACAACACGATCACGGAAGCACAACTAGCAGACACCGCAATCACAGGCGGAAAGATCGCAAACACTACGATCACTGCTACGCAACTTGCTAGCGACGCTGTCACCACGGCCAAGATTAATGCTGGTGCAGTCACAACAACGGAACTAGGCGCAGACGCTGTTGACGGCACCAAGATCGCCGACGACGCTATCGGGAGCGAGCACATTGCAGACGATGCGGTGGGTAGCGCGCAAATTGCAGACGGCGCTGTTGACGCTGCAAGGTTGGCTGCGGGCGCAGTGTCTACCGCTAAACTGCAAGAGGGAGCAGTAGTTGCAGGTGTGCTCGCCTCTTCGGCGGTTACTACTGCATCAATTGCCGATGACGCGGTGACCGAAGCCAAGCTAGCAGACACCGTTGTCGTTAGAGCCGACCGGCAAGTTGGCGACCCATACGCATCTCTGCAGACGACATCGCTGACGCAATACTACTCGTTCACGATACCGGGCGGCACGCTGGCAACGCGCACTGTTCGCGTCCACGCCCACGGCACGATGAAGCAAAACAGCGGCAGTTCGCAAAACTTCCGGCACGTTGTGCGTCTAGGCGGCGTAGACATCCATGAAGCCAGCGGCAGCATCGCTAACGACGCCGACCAGATCGTTTGGATCATGCGGATGGACCTGAGCTTCCGCGCAGCAGGTGCTCAGTTCTTAAGCGGAGAATGGCGCGTTAGTTCAGCGAGCACGTCTGCGGACGGCATCTCAAACATCTTTGGCATGCACCGCGATGGCACTTGGGGCAACAACGCTGTGGCGCAGACCGATAGCGGTGACTTGGCATTAACGTTCCATCAACGATGGGACACCTCAAGAACTAATAGCGAATACAAGGTCTACGCAATCAACGTCGAATATGTATAACCATCAGAACTACCATGGCCCACAATGACGACCTTGAACCTGACAACTCCACCAAGCAGACCTTTATCGTGAAAGACGAAAAGGCAGCATTGCGGATGAAACGCGAGGAGACTCGCGAAGCAGCGGCGCGATACAAAGCTATCGTGGCCCGCGAAAAAGCCGAGAAGGACGCAGACCGTCAGATGCGTCGTGAAGAAATCCAACTCGAACTAGCCAAGATGCGAATCGCAACTTCGGCCAGTGAAAAGGCGCGGACGAATCTTGCGCTGACAACGCCTGCAATCTTAGTGCTTTTGATAGGCGGCTTTATTGCCATGCTAGGCATGGGCACAATTCCTGATGAGTCTGTGTCGGTCGCATCAGCCCTGCTAACGCTCTTGGTCACAGGTTTAATGGCTAATTTGCGAAGCATTATCTCAGAGGGTAAACCTAACGAAGAACCCAACGGCAACGGCAACGGGCACAGTCACGGTCACAATGATCCGAAACCCAAGCCACCTGTGAAGAAACCTGACACTCCTAAAAAACCATGAAGAGATTAAGTTTGCTAGCAGCCCTAATGCTGCTGTCTGCCTGCGAGGGCATTAGCGTTGCGGACGCCTACGTGGCCGCAGACAAGGCTACCTACGAGGCGATTGCGCCCGAATACCGTGCATACGTAGAGGCTGACGAGGGGCTCGACGCTTCCTCCAAGGCATCTCGCATGCGTCTTCTGAAAAGCTGGGAAATGCGTATTAACGCCAACAAGACTGACAAATGAGTGATATCGACGTAAGTGCCTTGGTGGACTCACTTAAGGAATCTATTACCGCGCCTGAAAAGCAAGAGATCGTAGAGGCTATTGCTGCCGATGCGGGCCGACTGGCGACCTTGTCGTTCACAGATCCAGAGGCGGCGGCTGCCGAAGTTCTGATCGTGAAGGCAACTATGGCAAATCTTGGTCAGGCAGAAGCCGCGACCGCTGTCAAAAAGATGACGGAATGGGTCACCGAAACCGCAAGTCGATTTGTCAGCAAGGTAATGCCCGTTTAGCGGGCAACTTTTCACTTAACCCGTTTATTTGGACGGGTTTACTAGCAGGCTGCATTACCTTTTGGATCTGGGTAGTGCGCCTGCTTTTCGGTTAATGGGCAACCGAATGCGCCGCAGCATAAAAAATACGCTTTCTCTCTAGCGTATTTTGCTATCTTGCCTGCGTGCGCCAACACGCGATTTCGGATGAGTTAATTGAGCAGGATGCGGCAGACAGATCTGACCGCATTCAAGCTCGTATTAACCAGCATCGCGAAGACATGCGTTGGCTCATGGGGTCGCAGTCTGGCCGACGCATCGTGTGGCAATGGCTACGCGAGATGCGCTTCTTTATGCCGGTGATTGACACCAACGGCCTAGCGCAAAGCCACAAGGCTGGAGCGCAAGCCGTAGGCACCAAGATCGCAGACGATCTGCTAGAGGCATGCCCCGATCAGTTCACCTTGATGATCAAGGAATCCCATGACAGAAACCGAAGCACAAACTCCCGAAACTAATAACGAAGGACAAGTTGCTGAATCTTTGCTGACGGGCGGTGACGCCGAGCAGCAACCACAAGAGCAGCAGCCGCAGGAAACTCCTGTTCAGCAGGAGCAACCGGCGGAAACCAGTCAGCCAGAAGGTGCGCCCGAATCATACGAGTTCCAAGCTATTGAAGGCTCGGACCTCGCTGTTGATTCGGCTCCGGTGCAAGCATTTTCTGAGGTGGCTAAAGACCTCAATCTCACTCAAGAACAAGCTCAGTCAGTGCTCGACAAAGTTGCCCCGGCACTGGCGCAGCAAAACGAAGACTACATCAACGATCTTCGTACGCAGTGGGTTGAGCAAGTCGAACTCGATTCAGAGATCGGCGGAGACAATCTCCAAGAGAACCTGGGTAAGGCCATCCGTGTGCTCGACACATATGGAACTCCTGAGTTTAAGAAGCTGCTTGGGCAAACAGGTCTCGGCGATAACCCGGAGATGATCCGGTTCCTCGTCAGGACGCACCAAGATATCGGTGAGGATCGTTTCCTTACTGGTAGCCAGTCGGACAAAGAGCAGCCGTTCTCTGCCCGAGATTTCTACAACAACTCAAAGATGAACTGAGGAGTTCTTAAATGACTACCGTTAGTGCAACTACGCACCCTACGCTGCTGGACTACACCAAGCGGCAAGATCCTGACAAGAGCATCGCGACGATCGTCGAAACTCTTGCTCAGACCAACGAAGTGCTCGAAGACATGGTCCACCTTGAGGGGAACATGGAGACGGGACACCGCACTACAATCCGCTCGGGCCTTCCCGCTCCGACGTGGCGTAAGCTCTATGGAGGCGTCCAGCCGACTAAGAGTGAAACCATTCAGGTCACCGACACCATCGGCATGATGGAAGCT